GGAATGAAGTGCACGCTAACCTCGTGATTGACGGGGTGGACGACGAGGACGAGCTGGCCAAGCCTTACGTTGTGACCATCGAGAAGGGCACCGGCCTTGTGCTGGCCGTCCGCCGCAACTGGAACCCTGATGACCCCCTTGAGCTTAAGCGGCAGCACTTCGTGCACTACGTGTACGTGCCGGGCTTCGGGTTCTACGGTCTCGGTTTGATTCACATTATTGGCGGCTACGCCAAGGCCGGTACGTCTATTATTCGCCAGCTTGTTGATGCGGGTACGCTGAGTAACTTGCCCGGGGGGCTCAAATCACGCGGCCTGCGTGTGAAGGGCGACGACACCCCCATCGCCCCGGGCGAGTTCAGAGATGTGGATGTACCAAGCGGCTCCATCCGCGACAACATCCTCCCGCTACCTTACAAGGAACCAAGCCAGACCCTGCTGGCGTTGCTGAATCAGATCACTGAAGAGGGACGACGTTTAGGCGCCATCTCTGACATGAACATCAGTGATATGAGCGCTAATGCGCCAGTGGGGACCACACTTGCTCTCCTCGAACGCACACTGAAACCGATGGCCGCGGTGCAATCCCGCGTGCACTACGCGATGAAGCAGGAGTTCAAACTCCTCCGCAAGATCATCGCAGAGTACGCCCCGACTGAGTACACCTACGTCCCCGAGCGCGGTGAACCCCGTGCGCGTCAGGATGACTACGCCATGGTCGAGGTCATTCCGGTCAGCGACCCCAACAGCAGCACCATGGCGCAACGGGTTGTGCAGTACCAAGCCGTGCTGCAAATGGCTCAAGGGGCTCCCCAGATATACGACCTGCCGATGTTGCACCGCCAGATGATCGAGGTGATGGGCATCAAGAACGCCGACAAGTTGGTTCCGTCCTCGAAAGACGCCAAACCAGCCGATCCAGTGAGCGAGAACATGGCGGCGCTGGTCGGCAAACCGATGAAGGCATTCATTTATCAAGATCACGACGCCCACATGGCCACCCACCAAGCGTTCATGCAGGACCCGATGATTATGGCCACTATTGGGCAAAACCCGATGGCGCAGCAGGTCATGGGGGCGCTACAAGCGCACATGGCTGAACACTTGGCGTTTGCTTACCGCAAGCAGATGGAAGACAAGCTGGGTGTGCCGCTGCCCGCGCCCGACGAAGAGATGCCGGAAGAGATGGAGATTCAGCTCTCTCGTCTGTTGGCTGACGCCGGTCGTCAGGTTGCTCAGGCCCATCAGCAAGAGGCTGCGCAGCAACAGGCACAACAGCAGCAACAAGACCCAGCCTTCCAGCTCCAGCAGCAGGAAGTGCAGATCAAGGCGCAGGAAGTACAGCGCAAGACCCAGAAAGACCAGACCGACGCTGCCCTTGCTGCCGAGAAGCTCCAGCTTGAGAAAACCAAGGTTCAAATCAACGCCGTTGCCGAGGGAGAGAAACTCGACGCCGCGCAGCGCCAGCACAAACGCAAGACCGATATAGACGTGGCCAAAACCATGCTCAGTATGAATAAGCCACAGCAACCTAAACCGCCGGGGAGACGATAGTCCATGGCAAAAACCGTCTTTGACGTGCTCGAGGAAAAAATCGCTGCCCAGCAGCGCAACTTTGAAGAACACCTGAGTGCTGGAGGAGCTAAAGACTTCCCAGAGTACAGGGATACGTGCGGAGTGATCCGGGGTCTAGCTATCGCACGGCGTGAACTATCCGACCTTTTGCGTGTGTACAAGGAACAGAACGATGATGACTGAATTGGAGCTACAGCGTAGAGCCAAGATCGAGCAAGAAGAACAAACACAAGCAGAGTTGGAAGCGTCGATACCAAAGCCTGTGGGCTATCGTCTGCTGATTGCCCTTCCCAACGTGGAAGAGACTTTTGGAGACAGCGGGATCGTCAAAGCCGTCAAAACGGTGAGGGAGGAGTACATCCTGTCCACCATTGGGCTTGTGTTGGACGTGGGCGAGCAAGCGTATTCGGACCCTGACCGGTTCCCGAACGGGCCTTGGTGCAAACCGGGCGACTACGTGATGTTCAGAGCAAATACCGGAACGCGATTCAAGATTGGCGACCAAGAATACCGACTGATGAACGATGACTCAGTCGAAGCGGTCGTCCCCAATCCCAAAGCAATCTCCCGTGCGTGAGGAAATAAACCATGGCGTTTAAACCAGTAGAGTACGAATTTCCAGACCCGGACAATAAGTCCGACAAAGAGTCCTTGAATATTGAAGTGGAAGGCGCAGTAGGGGAAACCCAGCTCGACCCGAAACCGACGAAGAAAAAGGACGTTGTAGAGGTCATCAAGGCAGACGATCTTGAAATCGAGATCGTAGACCCGACCCCGAAAGCGGATCGAAACCGCAAGCCATCCGAACCACCGGAAGAGGTAACCGACGACGAACTTGGGCAGTATTCCGAGAAGGTCAAGAAGCGCATCCAGCACTTCAGCAAAGGTTACCACGACGAGCGTAGGGCTAAAGAGCAAGCGCTTCGTGAGCGTGAAGAGCTTGAACGCTACGTCAAAGCCGTGATGGACGAGAACTCTCAGCTGAAAGGCTCCGTCAATAAGAGCCAAACCGCGCTGGTTGAGCAGGCGAAAAGGGCGGTGGAGAGCGAGGTAGCTGACGCCAAGCGCAAGTACAAAGAAGCCTACGAGGCAGGTGATTCGGAGCTTCTTTTGGCTGCACAGGAAGCACTCACTACCGCTAAAATCCGTATGGATCGGGTACAGAATATTAAAGTACCCCCTTTACAAGCCAAAGAGAATGAAGTAAAACTCCCCCCAAACCCCCAGCCGGCGCCGCCAACCGTCCAACAGGACGCGCGAGCACAGAACTGGGCCAAGAATAATCCTTGGTTTGGAGATGACGAACAACCGGAAATGACGGCATTCGCTCTGGGGCTGGATACGAAATTAAGGCGGGAGGGTATTGACCCCCGCTCCGATGAATACTACGAGCGCATTAACGCACGTATGCGACAGGTGTTCCCCGACGCTTTCCAAGGGGAAGAAGTTCCAAGTAGGACACCTCAACAGAGGAAAGCAAGCAGCGTGGTGGCACCCGCAACGCGGAGCACGGCCCCTAAAAAGGTCACCCTTTCGCCATCAGCACAAGCGATAGCCAAACGGCTAGGGCTTACTTTGGAACAATACGCCGCACAGGTTGCAGAATTGGAGATGAAACGAAATGGCTGAGAACAGACTTGATAGAGAGTTGAACACCCGCGAAAAGACAACGCGTAAAAAATCTTGGACCAAGCCGGAGTTACTTCCGTCGCCCAAGCCCCAAGATGGGTATGCGTTCCACTGGGTTCGTGTGTCGATGCAGGGTCAGTCTGATCCTACCAACGTCTCCTCCAAAATACGTGAAGGCTGGGAGCCTGTAAAAGCTGTGGACCACCCCGAAATTTTCTTGACGCATTCTGAAAATGATCGTTTCAAGGACAACGTCGTAATGGGTGGACTCATGCTTTGCAAAGCCCCAATAGAAATGGTCGAAGAGCGCAATGCCTACTATAACCAGCAGGCGGATGCGCAGATTCGATCGGTAGACAACAATCTCATGCGCGAGAATGACCCGAGGATGCCGCTCTTCAACGAGCGTAACTCGAAGGTCACTTTCGGCAAAGGAACTTAAACATTTAGGAGTCTCATATGGCTTTTCCAACAGTATCAGCCCCTTACGGGCTAAAACCTGTTAACCTAATCGGTGGACAGGTGTTTGCGGGTGCCACCCGACAAATGCGTATAGCTTCTGGCTATAACACTAGCATTTTCTACGGTGACATTGTTTCTCGTATCGCTGACGGCACCATCGCCAAAGAAGCGGGTACTACTTCGGTTGCTGCAACTGGGGTTGTGGGTGTGTTTTTGGGTTGCTCGTATATCAATACGGCTACCAATCAGCCTACCTTTAGCCAGTATTTTCCGGCTAACACCGCTGTAACTTCTGGCTTCATCACTGCTTTTGTAGCGGATGACCCGGACCAACTGTTCCAAGTAGCCGTTGTATCGAGCACTACTGTTATTGCAGGTCTCCAGTATACGGATATCGGCTTGAACAGTGCTTTGGTGCAGAACGCTGGTGTTACTACTAGCGGTAACTCACAGGTGGCTATTTTGCAAGCGGCTGCTACAACATCTACCCTGCCGATGCGCATTGTGGATGTGGTACCCGACACTTCTTACGTAACTAGCGGCACTACCTACTTTGCAGAAGCAATTGTGAAGTTCAACGCGCCCGTTATCGTTAGTAGCGTAGTGACAGGTGGCCATTCCTATAACAATTCAGTTGGCTTATAAGGGGTAATAACTCATGGCTATTTCACGCGCACAACTACTGAAAGAACTACTCCCCGGCCTTAACGCTTTGTTTGGTTTGGAGTACAAGAAGTATGGTGAGGAGCACAAAGAGATTTTCGAGAGCGAAACCTCTGACCGTTCCTTTGAAGAAGAAACCAAGTTGTCTGGCTTTAGCGCCGCCCCAGTGAAAAACGAAGGCGCCGCCATGGCCTACGACAACGCACAGGAAGCGTGGACCGCTCGTTACACCCACGAAACCATCGCTATGGGTTTCTCGTTGACCGAAGAGGCCATCGAAGACAACCTGTACGACTCCCTGTCTGCCCGCTACACCAAAGCACTGGCTCGCGCCATGGCTTACACCAAGCAGGTCAAGGCCGCGGCGATTCTAAACAACGCTTTTGCCTCGGGTGTAACCTACGGTGATGGTCAAGTTCTGTGCTCGACTACGCACCCGCTGGTTAACGGTGGCACCAACAGCAACCGCCCGACTACTCCTGCCGACCTGAACGAGACTTCCTTGGAAGCCGCCGTTATCCAGATCGCTGCGTGGACTGACGAACGTGGTCTGCTGATTGCCGCCAAGCCAAACAAGCTCATCATCCCGCCTGCGCTGCAATTCGTTGCAACCCGCATTCTGGAAACCGAGCTGCGTGTGAGCACAGCGGACAACGACATCAACGCGTTGAAAAACAACGGTTCGATTCCCGGTGGTTACGCAATCAACCACTATCTGACCGACACCAACGCTTGGTTCTTGACGACCGACGTTCCAAACGGCCTGAAGCACTTCACCCGTACCCCGATGTCTACGTCAATGGACGCCGATTTCGACACGGGCAACAGTCGCTACAAGGCGCGTGAACGTTACAGCTTCGGGGTTTCTGACCCCCTCGGAATTTTTGGTAGCCCGGGCGCAAGCTGAGTAAAATCAACTACTTACGTAGTTACTAAGGCCCCTTCGGGGGCCTTTTTTATTTCTGGTTGACACACGGCGTGTGTGGTGGGTATTATGTTTGTCAGGATAAATACCGGAGCAAATATGAAAGCCCTACTCATCTATGTAATTCGAAATGTCATAGATCAAAAGTTTTATGTCGGCAGTACAGCGAACATGCGGGAACGATTTCGCACCCACCGAAATAAGCTACGGAAGGGCACACACCACTGCCACCATCTACAAGCCGCGTGGACTAAATACGGCGAGGATGTGTTTAAGTTTGAAATCGTAGAACGATTACCAGAAACCGCTTCCTACGCAGAACTTCAAGCAGTCGAAGATAGGTGGCTTGAAGCGCATGTTGGCACTCGGGAGTGTTACAACCACGGGTTACGGAGCGGGGCACCTTGGCGCGGGTGCCGTCCGGAAGACCACCCCAACTACGGCAAAGTATTGTTGGATTCGGAGAAGGAAGCTCGACGCCAAGCAGCCAAACGCCAGTGGGGAATCGCCGACCCCCGCACCGGCGCTACTCACTCCGAAGAAACTAAAAGCCGCATATCCGCTAACCGTACGGGCAAACACGCAGGCGAAAACCACTACCGCTACGGCACTACCCTTTCCGACGAAGTCCGTGCCAAGAT